TCAATACTTATATTTATAACAATCCTTATCTTTAGAATTCACGGTCACCGATAGTGTCTATCGAATGCCAACCTTTGAACTCACCTTCTGTTATTAATCCATCATCTATCCCATCGTCAATAACACCGAAGGGTAGTACATCGTCCTTAATCGCTTGCATCTTTTCTTCAAACATCATCTGTTTTAGATTGATATCTGTCATATCAGCAAAGAACTGAGTAGATACAAAGTATCCAAACATAACCAAGTTCATCATTAGGTCATCATGGTTGCCGTCAGATGCTTGATATGATTGTCCCTTACCAACAAAGGTAGAGATCTCAAGTATAGTATTCTCATCATATATTTCTAATTTATTACTCTCAAGTATATCTTTAATAGACGAACACCCAAGTCTTTTAGTCTTGCGGTTTATCTCGATACCAAGTGCGTTTGCTTTTACTGCGGAAGATGTGTGAAGGTTTTCATACTCCAAATCATAATACAGTCCATTACAAACTACCGTTCCTTGATCATTTGCCTCAACAACAACCCATGCCTCGTTGTAGAGATTCGCATACTTATATATAATATTAGGAAAGAGCAAGGGAGAAATAGTATTGTTGCGATACGTCAACACCTGCTTGAATGGTCGTTCCGTAATATCGATCACGTTAAACGTGGAATAATCCTGTCCTCTTCCCTTCGATACGTCAACTGTCATGATGTATTCGTGATCCTTAACAGGTTCACTGTAACATAAAGCATCCCCAGATTCAAGTATTCTGTGAGGATTACGACCACGTAGACCCATTAAAGTCTCTGCGTTTATTAGTGTGTCCCCAGTTCCAAAGAAGGTATTACCAAACTCTTGGTCAAACTGTAACTGAGATGTATTGGATATTGTTTCTGCCTTCCATTTCTCATCACGGCCTGGAACATCCCACCAATCTACTCTAAATGATTTGTATTCGTTGACTCCTTGTATTGCCCCTGTCCAGATCTTTTCGAATTGGTTTCCGATTCCGTTGGCAGTGGATGTGATGATAACCTTTGTATCCTTACCCGAAGATACAACTGGATAGGTTGAAGTATAGAACTCAGTTGCGTTTTCAACAAAAGCAAACTCATCGAGAAAAAGTAAATTAACAGACATACCACGAATAGAGGAACCAGAAGTAGCAGAGGCGATAATTCGAGAATTGTTACTAAACTCAATGCTACCTTTGTTAAGTGCTTTTGTGCCAGGCTGTAGGAAGAAGGGGAGATTCTCAAGCATGAGAGTAACCCTTGATAACATCTCACGTGCAGTGGCACCTTTGTTTGCAAGGATAGCAATTGTTTTTTCGGGGTGGAATAATGCGTACCAGAGTAAGTATCCAACACTTGATATCGACTTACCACTCTGTCTACAAGCAAGTACAATAGCAAACCTATTCTTATCAAAGTGTTCGAACATTTTTTCTTGATAGTCGTAAAGGTCAAATGATACCAGTCCCTTGTCAAGATGCACCACCTTTACATAGGTACGACAAAAGTATGCAGGATCCTTCATGCATTTCTGGTATTCTAATATATCTTGTTTTGTCCACTCTTCTGCTATCCCGTCTCTTTTTACGTTTGGATTGCCTAAGTAGGACTCTTTAGTCTGAATCGTCATGGTTAATCACTTTGGCATCATCCTGTAATAGTCTTTGTAAGTCGGTAGTAGATCCAATGAATAGATTGTTATTGGTAGTTCCTTCGAGTTTCTTAGGATCGTCTTCCTTGGTAACATCCTTATACTTCTTATTAAGATCCATAAGTTTGTCATTGACATCTGAAATGTTTTTGATCATGCCCGAAAGAACTTCGAATGCACGGGGGTGTTCACTTTCACGTGCCACCTCTATCATTAACTCAAGAGATTCTCTACCCTTATCGATCAAATCGTTATAGGTATCCCTCGAAGTTTCATAATCTTTATCAATGTTTTTTTCTGTCATACTAATATGTCTACTATTCTGCCTTTCTTATATAGAGAGTAACCGTACTTGCGTTTTATATACCAAGAGTAGTTACTGAGCACTATCTAAATACGCAAGGTTAAATCCATAATCACTATCAGCACTCACCCCAGATGGAGTCAATGTTGTCTGCATTGCGAGTTGGAAAGTATCACTATCACCAATTGTATATATGTTATTGTTAACTGTTCGGATAACACCCTGTGTTCTATCTGGGCCGTAGAATGCAATTTTCATTACAAACGATAATGTGTATATAATCGTTCTACGATCTCCTACGGATCCTTCGAAGTCATCCGAGAATGAAACTCCCTGTAAGGATATAGGAACATCTTCTTTTATCTCTGGATGAGTCAAACCGAAAGGTTTAACTGCCACCGTGTACTGTGGATTAAAATATGGTAGTATCTGTTCTACCATTTGTAATGCATCGTCTTGAGACTTGGCATATATGTTTACATCAAATGATATATCATACGGCACTGACGTATAGAATAGATTACGTTTGTTACTATTACCTGTAACTGCTGTAGAGAAGTTATTTGTTTTGGGTAACTGCCTTGCAGGATCATATGTCATAGATGTAATCTCAAATGACATACGTGGTAATTTAATTGCAACTCTACGTTCGGATTCTTCTCCGTTACGCATCTCACTCAATCTTTCAACAAAGGATCTTTTAGGTGCATATGATAGAGGCACCTTAACTTGGGAGATAGTTTCACCCGCACTGTTTTGTCGCAAAACGTAAATGTTGTTGAATAGAGACCCGAATACCGATACGGCAGTACGAACTCTCTTATGATAGAACCATGAACCGAGCATTACGACACATCTCCAAATGGGTTGTTTTCTGAGAAGTCTAAGAAGTCACCTTCGAAGTCATCAAAGAAGTTTGCTTGTGGTGTTTCAGCAATTATAGTCTGTTGTATTTCTTGTAATTCTCCTACAAGACTTGGACTGTATATTGCATTTGACTCTGCACCAACTACCTGTCCACTCGTAGAGAATGTATGAAACTTGCCGTCTGTTGCTCCAACGTGTGCAAGGTATAATCCGTTATCTGAATCAGACCACTTGACAACTTCTCCTTTTATGGTATAATCACTATTGACCTGTGTAACTTGTTCATTACGTTTATAGTTACCACCCGTAAACGGTGCGGATAATGTAACAGCAGGAGCAGTATTATAGTAAAGACCTATGTTAGTAAGTTCAATACCACTCAACTCACCACTACCATCAATAAGAGCATTAGCAGTAGCAGTTACTGGTTCGAAGTGTTGTAGTGTAGCATCGTATGTGCTATTAGGAGCATATGCCGTAGTAACAGTAGTTAGTGTTTGATCATCTCCTACGGAAGCATAACGTGGCACAATAAGTTGTGCTTTAGTTCCCACCTGTACACGGAACTCATCGATGAATCCTTCTAAGGTTCTCCACTGCACACCATCAAGTTCACGAGCGGCAGTTGAACCAATAGCAAACCCAGTAGTGGTTACTGTGTCGAATGTTACACCCGCAAGGGTAGTATCCAGTTTAAGATCAAAATCGAAATAGATTAAAATGTTGTTGGTGTCCACAGTAGCAATCAATATATGATGCCAGTTGCCTTCTGTGAATAGTATGTCGTTACCAGTGAGAGTGTTTAGTCCACCCCCATTGTTATTACCTCTACTATACACCAATCTACCTACACTGTCAACACCCCAGAGATATGTTTGGTCATCATTACCATTACCACCAGTTACGAATAGAATGCTATTGTCTATTAGATCCGATACATAGACCCATGCTTCGACTACACCACTTGCCCCTGTTTTATTGTATGTTGTTTCAACACCACGTCCCCTAATAATATCAAGAGAAGATGTGCCAAACTTAGCATTGTTACCTGCGGGTGGAGCAATAGTTACTGTCGGTGCTGAAGTATAACCTCTACCACGGTTGGTGGTAGTGAATCCAGTTAGTTGACCTTCAACGTTAATAGATGGCACTGCGGTAGCAGTTGCATTTGCAATAGAGTCCATAGTCAGTCTATACTGATACGCACCCTCTACCTCTATATCATCGATACTTTCGATGTCTGTATCGAAGTCTTCATCGTTGTACTCAAACAACTCACACTGGAGTCTGAATGTAGGTAGATTATTTAATTGATAGAACGGAGTCTCTGTCTCTACTTTATAAATTTCAAATAGTGACTTAGAGAATGGAATGTATATAACGTCACCCTCACGTGGACGGAAGTTATATGAATCGAGTTTATCACCGATTAGTTTCTTCCAACGTCTACGTGCAACAACAAAGGTTGCTTGATCTCTTAGTTCTACACCGAACTTAGAAAACAGATCACCTTCTCCACCAAAACCATCTACGTTTTCAATATAAGTCTCGATCTTATACGCATCACTAAAGCGTGATGGCACGTCATCAAGAAACGTTTTGTCAACGTTAACGAGTTCTCGTGGAAGGTAATATACGTCTTGACCATAAAACTGTAAGGACTCTATTACGAGGTCTTCATACAGGTTCTGTTCGGTACGTACTTCCTTTGAAATCCATGGGTTTGTTGCCATCTTTTATCCTATGAAGAACATCGGGCCGACATCTTCTTCTTCTCTAAACTTAGTCATTATTTGCTCTATCTCTTCTTTGGCATCATCATAGATCTGCCTTCCCGAAATAGTAACACCGCCTGGCAATTGCATACCCTCAAACTTAGACATGTTCTGTCCCCACTGCTTCTTGATAAGTGCAGTAGTATAAGACTTCAAGAACTTATGATTCCACAATGAATTCAATGGTGAGTTCGTTGCTGTATCTGGATCCAGATCTCCATATACTTCAAAGATTACATAGTTACCTATGACAAAATCTTTGCCGTCATGATAGAAATGAACACGGTCTTTTTGTCTTTCGAACGTTATCAATGGTTCACCACTTAATTTCATATCAAGTAATGATAGATGTTGTTGCATCTGTTCGTAGTATGCCATATCACCACTAAATCTATTTAGGTCTGCGATATCATTCAATCTCATCTGATACTTAATATCAAAGAAGTTGGTAGATGCGGATGCCATATCCACACGGAACATACGAACTACGGTAAGAAGATCCTGCCCAAGATCAATATACTTGTTATCGATATCTGCTTGGGTGATCTGGTGTTTAATATAGAAACGTCTCTTTCCATCTGGATGATATTCACGGAACCATTGTAAACCTTCGTCTACACGATCTTCTATCTGCTCATCTGCCACGTTGATCTCCAGTACAGGTGATCCCAGTGCTCTCAAGCAATAGTCAATTAGTTCGTCTCTTGTGTCTGGAGTTGCCATATTTCTTACCTTAGTTTAGTAGTGTACCACTTGAATTGTACACGTTAATTCTATAATGTGTTCCTTCTTGACCATCAAGTGTATCTGCGTTCAGACCACTTGTGTTTGTGTCAACTGTTTTAATTGCTGTTAATAGTTCGGCAGGTGTTGAGTATGTCTCACTAAATGAGAATGCACCAGTTGATGCATTGTATCCAAGATCACCAGTTGCCGAAAAGAATCCTCTAACCTCACCTTGGTCTGCTGTTATCGCACCTGTGCTACTACTATAGTTAACACCAGCGGATGCACTTATTGCACCTCTTGCACGAGCAGTAGTGTGATACAGATTACTGGATCCCTCACTGAGAGCGTCTGTGTCGTGGTTAGATATGCTTGATACCGTACCAGTTACGTTACCTGTGATATTACCAACAAAACTGGATGCCGCTACTGGTTTGTTGAAATCAAAATGAGTGTTACCATGATCCCATTTTAATACTGGAATAGTTCCAGATGACCATGCACCAAACGTTAAACCTGCACCATCTGTCAGTGCGGATGTTGTCGCCTGATTCCCCACAACAATATTCTTATCTTCAACCGACAATGTACCAACGTTTAGGGTAGTATTAGTTCCAGACACCGTTAGGTCTCCAGACACGGTTACGTCATTAAACGTTACGTCATCTGTAGTTCCTACTGCCTGTCCAATACTGAACTGACCACTACTGTATGAAACACCAGTACCTGCAC